TGCATTAGCAGTTTTACAAACTGTCTAACAAGACGCTAGCCGTCTTGCATTAGCAGTTTTACAAACTGTCTAACAAGACGCAAGTCGTCTTGCATTAGCAGTTTTACAAACTAGCTAAAGTTTTACAAACTGTCTAACAAGCAACGCTTACTTATTAAAAAACTTCTCTACGACTAATTAGAGATGAGTGAGACTGAAAAAAAAGGTTTCAAATTAAGAGGATTTATAAAAAAAGGAGAAAAGGTTCTTGCAAAAGAAGCCCCATTAGAATTAAAAAATGTTGCCGCTCAACAAGAAGAATTTTTAGATGCAAAGCCTTCCGTTCTTACAACAGCCGTAAAACAAATGTTTGGAAAGCCAAAGCCATCAATTGAGAAATCATCAGTACCTATTATTGTAACAGCAACGATTGAAAAGAAGTTTGAAACTGCAGCAGTCAAAGAAGAAGAAAAGAAACAGCCACCACCAAAACTCGAAGAAGTCTTAGAAGAAGATTATACTGAAGCCTTACAGAAACTCAGTGATTTAATTTTAGAAGAAGAGAAAGGTGATCATTATGTAAATGAGATTCCAAAGGCTTATGTACCAGATACAAGAAGAGGATTCTCAGACTTTATTAAAGGTGAATTTGATACATTTATGTTAAAGCCTATATCTGAGCAAGAACCTGTTGCCGCTGGTGATAAATATCCTTATCAAAAGTTTATTCGTGAGTATATACGACAAGCTTCTCCATATAGAGGTATTTTAGTATATCACGGCTTAGGCTCTGGTAAGACATGCTCTGCTATTGCTGCTTCTGAAGCACTGTTTTCAACATCAAACAAAAAAATTATTGTAATGACACCAAGAAGTTTACGCAAAAACTTTTTGAATGAAATTTCATTTTGTGGATTCCGTCACTACAAGTTACAAAATTATTGGGTAAAACTCGATAAAACAGTACCTATACATGTAGCATTTGCAAAATCTGTATTAAATATATCGGATGCACATTTAAAAAAGGCGACAAGTATTTGGGTTCCAGATTTTGAACAAGAGCCTAATTATAATTCTTTATCACCTGATGAGCAAACTGAGATTCGTAAACAAATATTATCAATATTAATTTATGACGAGAAAACAAATCCTACTGGAAGAATTCATTTTATCAGTTATAACGGTATTGATTCTATGAAGTTAAAGAAAATAGCATGTGATAATCCTACATATTTTGATGATTCAGTAATTATTGTTGATGAAATACACAATCTTATACGTTTAATGACAGGCAAGATTGAGCCATATTTGACAAGTGAAACAACCAAAGCTGGTGATAAAATTAAACGAAGAATAGTTCAAGAGACAGTTGGTGCAGATAAATGGAAACCTTCATTATGTCTAAGCCCACGTAACTATCGTAGAGGATATTTATTCTACAGACTATTCTTATCAGCAAGAAATTCTAAAATTATTGGATTATCTGGAACACCACTTATTAATTTCCCTGAGGAGTTAGGAATTCTAGCAAATGTACTGCATGGTTATATTTCTACAGTTGAAGGTATTGTTGCCGTATCTGGTGATGAAATACTAAAACGTATAAATTCAATGTTGTTAGAGTTTGCTTATACAGATTTTGTACGTGTAGAGCCAGATTCAGCAGGCTCTGGAACTCGTTTCTTAGTGTCACTGTTACCAGAAGGAGTTCGTAAAATATCAAATGATATTGGCGTTGAAAGATTTCCTGATGGTACCTCAATTCCATCACTACAAGAGATTCTTGCAGAATTAAAAGCTCTTTTTACTCAAAAAGGATTCCGTTTTTCATTGGAGCCGCAACTTGTCGCTAAACCTTTGTTGCCAATTTATCATGAAGATTTTATAAGTAAATTCATTAATCCTTCAGGTAAGATTACTAATAATATTGTTCTTATGAAAAGACTCACAGGTATTGTATCTTATTACAAAGGTTCAAGACAAGACCTTATGCCAAAAGTGGTTCGTGATACTATTGTTCGTGTACCTATGTCAGAATATCAACAGAATAAATATATTATTGAAAGAGCTGCTGAAATAGATAAAGATAAGAAATCAAAAAGTAAAAAAGGCTCAAATCCAATTATGTCAGAAGTCTTTCAAATGAATGAATCTACTACTTCAAATTCTTATCGTATGGCTTCACGCCAAATATGTAATTTTGCGTTTCCACCTCAAGTTGTAAGACCAAGACCAAATAATATTGAAGAATTAGAATTAGAAGCACCAGATGATGAAGATATTCTAGATACTGCTCCAGATACTAGTAATAATGAAAACTTCCCAGAGCTTGAAGATGATGTAGAAGAGTTATCTAAAGAAGAAATAAAAGCACAAGAAGATGCTTTAGAAGAAGTACAAGTCCAAGAGCAAATGCAAGAGCAAATGCAAGAGCAAGAAGATGCTGAACAAGAAGATGCTGAGCAAGAAGATGCTGAACAAGAAGGTGGTGATAATAGTGATGAAGAAGATGAGGCGCAAGAAGAAGTCCAAGAAAATCCAGCCACTACAATGTATAAGAAATATTTCAAAATGAGAGTCAAGAGAATTTTAAATGAAAGATTACCTCAAGGAGCTACACTTGAAGAGAAAAAGGCTCTTAAGAAAGTAATCAAGAAAGAAGTTAAATTAAAAGTATCAGAAGAAATGGAGACTATAGAGCCTACATTAGAATACTTTAAAGAACAATATGATAAAGAAAAACGATTGATTTTAACAAGACAGCAGCAATTGTTACAGGATCAAGCAATAGAAACTAGCAAACCAAAAACAGTACTGAAGCCAAGACTAAAAACCGCAAAGGAAGCATTAGCATTAACAACCGCAAAACAATTAACATTAAGTGATTGCAAAATAGGTAGAAAACAAGGAGAGTTATATAAAGATGCAATTGATAGAGTTAAAAGGTGTTTAGTACAATTTGCATCAGATAATTTACGTGCGGATAGACCTGAAGGGCTAACTATACTAAGTGCTAAATATGTTGCTATGTTAAATAATATTCAAAATACACCAGGATCAAGTTTAGTATATTCTCAGTTTTTAGATATGGAAGGTATTGGTATTTTCCGTATGACAATGGATATAAATGGATATGCACCTATTGAAATAATATCAACTGATAAAGGAAATTATCAATTTAGTGAAAGAACAATTGCTTCATTTAAAAAAGGAACTCTTCAACCTCGATATATTACATTCTCTGGTCAAGAAAAAGAGGATGTACGTAAATTAGGTCTTGATGTATTTAATGCTCGTTTTAATGAACTGCCAGAATCGTTACTAAATGTTTTATTAGAATCTGGATTCAAAGAAAATGATAATAAACGAGGACAAATATGCAGAGTATTCTGTATTACAAGTGCGGGTGCTGAAGGTATTTCATTAAAGAATGTGCGAGCTGTTCATATTATGGAGCCATATTGGAATTATGTTCGTCTAAAACAAGTAAAAGGTCGTGCTATTCGTATTGGCTCTCACTTAGATTTACCACCAAAAGACCGCAATGTTTCTATTTACACATACGTGAGTGTATTCTCTAAAGAATCACAAGTTGCTAAATCTGGCCCCATGAAAATTGATGAAACTGTATCTATGAAAGATGGTGTTACACGTAAAGAAGCAATTGAGTATGGAATCCCTATTGAAGAAGGAATGTCAGCATATACTTTAACATCTGATGAACATTTATATGTTGTTAGTGAGATAAAGAGAAATATTATAGAGCAACTTGAAAATACAATGAAATCGGCGGCTATTGATTGTGAAATAAATTATGCAGAAAATAAAGATGGAACATTTAAATGTTATCCATTAAAGGGTAGTGTTGGAGATTTCTTATACCATCCTGACATTGAAAAAGACATACTGGAATCAGCATCTATGTTTGAATTAACAGAAAAGAAAGAGAAGGTTGAAAAGAAATCACGTTATACTACATATAAAGGTGTGCGTTATGCGATTCTAGAAGAAGAAGGTACTAATAAATTTAAACTATATGACCCAGATGATTTAGAAACTCCTATAGGAGAAGCACAATCGAAAGATGGAAAACCAGCATTACCTATTACATTGTACTAAGCAGGGAGACTTGTTACTAGTCTATTATAACAAGTTCCTTGCTCTGCAAGTGGAGGATCAGCCCATAAAGCAACACCATTATTTAACATATTCTGGTAATTCATTTCCCAATCAATAATCTCTCGGAATGGAATAAATGTTTTAACAATTTTTTCTAAATAAGGAAGTTGAAACATCATAGAATCAGTACAGCGATACACAAATTGATGAGGAGGTACATATGCTTTTGTTTTACTATAATATGATGATGGTGCTTCAGGCGGTCTAGTTCCAACACCTTCACCAAGACTTACATAATCCCATGTTTTTTCTTTCAAGTCGCTTAGTAAATCTGTCAGATTCTGTACGAAATTATCACGTAACCAAATATCAGATTCTAAAATAATAACTTTTTTGTATTTAAATTCAACTGCATCTTTTACACAAGAATAAAAATTAATAGCTAGTGATATTTCACCTTTTGATAGTCCACGTCCTTTGAATGTTAATCCGGGAACAGGTCTTGGAAGAAAAGGGTCATATACATTAAATATAATATCGTTTGTAAGCTCATCACTCCACACTGGAGCCATAAATTCAATTACTGATTCTGGAATTCCAGAATCATTTAGGTGTTTCACCAATCGGTCGTAGCGCTCTTTTTCTTTCTCGCTATGACAGATTACATAAACCTTTTCTATTTCACTAGGCCACTCCATTTAGTTATTTTATATAGTCTTTTATTTAGGCATTGTTGGAACGAATTCTTGTAGCAGAATCCATATCACGAGTAATTACTCTAAATGTAAGTTGCGTCTGCTTACTTAAGTTAATAAGACGAGCACCACCAAAGTTTACATTTGTAATAGCACTCGCTAGTGCTTGATTTGCTGCGCTAGTTCCGCCAAAAGGGGAAATAAGCACAGAGCCTGTTGTGGGGTCTACATATGGTGCTTGAACTACTATTAAATTGGCATACCCAACATTATTTACACCATCTGTATAAACAGTTCCAGCGGTATAACCAGTTCCTACAATTAAGAATCCAACAGATTGTTCTAAATATCCTTTGAAATCTGATTTAGCGGCTGCATTGCCAGAAATCAAATCAGTATTTACACCTTGAATGCGAATTCTATCATTTTTAGTAAAAGCAAATCTATTAAAATATGTCTTTGTTCTTATAATGTAATATGTTGCATTATTGTTTGTATCTTTTACAGCAGCATTAACATATACAGAAGCACTTGTATAACTACTAAATACAGTTGAAGCAAAGATACCACTAATATCAAGTGTATCAAGTGTATCACTTACTAAGTTGCCATTAGGTCTCTGTAATTGAATTGTCATCTTTGTGAGTGTAGCAAGTGGTGTAGGATAGTAAACCTTTTGGCATTTCAAGAATTTAGGAATCATAGCTAAGAATCCGGGATTGTTTGTTGTACTATCAGAAATCCATTGTGCGTCATATTGTAGAGTTGCAAATGCTCTATCGACTGTGTAATCTGTACCATAGACATTGGATTCTAGTTCATCAACATGTACAATAACACCAGGCTCGGTTAATACATTTAAATTTGTAGTTGTTCCATATGTTGGTGCACCACCAGTTCCAGTATTTGTAATAAGAGTATTTACAGATTCATTTGGTATTAGTGCTTTTACCATTTTAATACGAGTAATATTGTGAAAACGCATATTGGCCGATGGAGACATCTTGAAACCTTGTCCATTGTTGGCAGGATTGAATGTAACTGAAAAATTGTAACGATTTTCTCTCTGATTATTATACCAGTCACGGTCAGCGGAATATAATACTAAATTATATTCATTTTCTTTGTATGACAGAATCTCATCTTGAGGAATAATAATATCTTGTGATAATGCTGGTTTAATGCGAATGGCTTCAGGTTTTGCTAGTGTAGGATTCATAGTTGCAACTCCAGAACCTTGTGATTCTTGAATGAGGTCCTTTAAGAAAGTTCCAGAAAATGAATCATCTCTATTTGCTTCAATTTCACGGCTTTTTTTAGCTTTTTCAAATAATGAAATTGCAGGAATATCATTTGAATCTTCAATAGCAATTCTAAAATCTGGTGCAGGAGGCATCAATACTTTTTGTTCTCCAACACCTCTTTCATTCTGTAATGCCGTAAATCTAGAGCCAACATCTTCTCTTAATGGAGGCTCTTTCATACGTGTATCAGCATCAGAAGAAGAAGAAATAGCTCCACGATTTAAATATGAATTGAAATCGGATACAACAGCCTTTAATACTTCTTTATTCATTGCTGGAAGAGAACCATTAGGGTTTGCAGAATTTACTTCACCCATATAATGGTGGACTGTTCTCATTAAACGTTCTTTTTGCTTTTCATTAATTTGATTATTAGTACGTCGAACAAAATCGCCATATACTAAACGATTTAACATAGCTTCATTTTGTTGAGTTAAGAAATCACTACTCATCTATCTAACAAGAATTACTATTATGTTGAGAATAACCAATCGCGTAAATCAAGCATATAATTATCCGGAGGCTCTCTTCTTACAAAAGTTGTAATATCATCACCAGCAAGCATTCTTATGATGAAATATAAACAATACATTCCACATTCACTATTTCCATATTGAAATCGATGCCCGTTATATAACAACTCCATATCTTTATTTTGTTCCTTCAACCATCTCATAAATGTTTGAATTTGTGAAGGTATTTCTACACCTTTAATTTTTGAAGAAGACTTGCCATAAGAATCAAAGTAGTATGTTTTATTCTTTACTAAATCTGTGAAGGTTGCAACCCAATGACTACCACTTTCATCATGTTTATCTAAATTATATATAATACCAATATACTTCTTACCTTGTTGTATAGCATTAGTAATATTTAATTCACATATTTCTTGTATAAGACATTTTTTAGAACCAGCGCCGGCACTAGGGTCTGGGGCTGCAAAATCAATAGGGTAAGGTCCCATAAATAAAAATTCTGGAAATGATTCAATATAATGTTTCATTACATTTTCGATATCTAAGTTGTTTAACCATTTATCGGGATCATTTTTCCAATCATCCGGTTGTTTGGGGCGAAGATATTGTTTTATAAGTTGATTCTTACGTGCATCATCCAATGGAAGAGCCTTTACAAAACTATATTCTTTCTTTGGTGTAATACCTAGTTTAGTTTCAATAGCTGCTCGAGTAGGCTCTACATTTAATTTAGTAGCGACTTCATTTAATACATCTTGTGGAATACATCCTTGCTCTGGTCTTACAGAACCAACTCTTGGGTGGCATTGCTCTGGACCAGGATCTGGGAAATTACTTTTATTACCACCAACTTTTATGCTTCGCTTTTTTATTGTTCTATTACCTCCTTTTCTACTTTTATTTTTTTTTCTATTATTTCCCATCTAATAGTAAGTTAGAATGAGTTCAGAAGATAAAAAACTTCATACTTCGATATATTGGTATGTAATACTTCCTATATGCGTATTAATATTATTAGGATTTTTTGTATTTGTATTATTTAACATGTCTTCAGTACAACTTATTGGGACTGAAAGAGTATTTAAAATGTTAAATAAATTACCTCGTAATATTAGATAATGCCATCAGGTTCCACATCTACAGGAGCTAGCATAGGATTAGTTTTGTTATTCGTAATTGCAATTGGTCTCTTCGGAACAGGATATGGACTTGTTGTTAAATTAATAAATGATGATACATATGAAAAAGTTAAAAATCAAGTTAATACAATATTTATAATTGATTTTATATTAATCGGAGTTTTAATGATTGCATCACTTATTCTTACAAATAGTTCTCCTGAAATGTTTCAGCCATATATTCTTGTAATATCACATGTAACACTATTGGTTGCTTTACTATCATTATCATATTCAGTTTTAAAACTTACGAATTAACTAATATAGCATAAATTCTATGTTGTAATCTAAATTTTCCCGACCAAAGTTTATTATAGTTATTCTTATGAAAAGAAATTCCTTGAATACGGAACATTATACGGACAGAATCATTTGCAGCAATTAATCCCGGTGTATAAGTTTATGCCAAATACCATCTTTGTAAATATGAATATCTGATGTAAATTGTACAGGATAATATAAATTTAATAATCCATTATTGATGATAGGCTTAAATGAATTATTAAGAGCTTCATGTGTATAAAATGTTTCTGGAAACCAAATACGTTGCTGGATGAATACTGCTCCCAAAAGTGTACTTTGAAGAGCATTTAGTTTTGCATCACAAGTTTTACTACTACTCAGAGATATAAGAAGTTTACCAGAGCTTTCATCAAACTCTTCAACTTTTAGTTTAGGAAGAAAAATATTAAGATTGGAGAAATTGTTCTGACCATCAAAATACGCAAGTGGTACTAAAGATTTTTCATTATGCTGTATTTCACCAATTTGAACTTTTCCTACTTCTAATTTTTGTAAAGGGATTGACCATTCCATTTAAATGTATATTGTATAGTTTATTTAAATGGAAACAATACATATATTCGATGAATTTGAAGGAACTACATCAGAAGAAAGACTTCATTCAAAAAGAACTCATCTTGAGCCTCTTATATTTGATATTTTAAAAAATAAATATTTAAATATTTTTGATGAATTCTGGCGTAATAATTCTGTAGTGAAAGACGCTAATAAAACAATTGTTATTATTGAGCGAAGAATACATGAAAATCTTGCCTTCATACTTCGTAACGTATTCTATTATGCCCGTGACTGGTCTATTACAATTATATGCTCTGATGTAAACTATAAATATATAGAAAGAATTTGTACGAATAATGCTGATAATGTAAAAATAATACCAATGTTTCAAGGGAATCCTAGTAGAGATGAAGGAAGAGCTGAATATAATGATTTATTAAAAAAAGATTCTTTTTATGAGTTATTATACTCTGAGCATTTATTTTTTGTAGAAATGGATTCTTATTTGCGAAAACCTATTGATGAAAGTATGTTTGAATATGATTATGTGGCTGCTCCATATGGATGGGATGAAACCTCTGCTGGTGGTGGAATGAGTTATAGAAAAAGGTCCGTTATGCTCGATATATGTAGGAACTTTACATCTGAAACTCCAATGCAAGATTGTTATGCATTAGAAGGCATCAAATCTCTTAAATATAAAATGCCAGAATTCATGAAAATGATGGATTATATTGTAGAATCATGCTATACAGATGACCCAATGGGTTTACATCAATGGTGGACATTTTTTGCTACAGATCAAGAACATAGTGAATTAATTTTTCATAAATATTTAGATTTAGAAATTGTTACTTAAACATATAAAACTAATATAATTTGTGTGGAAGCACATTGGTTCCTTAGCTCAGTTGGTAGAGCGTGTGGCTGTTAACCGCAAGGTCATCGGTTCGATACCGATAGGAACCGTTTAAAAAAGTCAAACAACTTTTTATTTAGTATTATTTTATAATATTAAATAAAAAGTCCATATATAAACTATGGATTCCGGTATCACAGAGAATAAACTCATAAGTGAATCTTTCTTAATGAATATTGATAATTTAAAAGTCTTAATGGATATATATAAATTTGGCGATATAAATTCAAAAATATTTCATTTTTTAAATAAGAATGGTAAAAATCTTACAGATAGTCAAATTAATACATTAATACAGGCTTCACTAATACAGTATTCACCAATTATGAGAATTTTTCTAGATATAGAAAGAGATATTGGTGCAAATAAAGAACTCACTAGTTTTAAAGTGGAATGGTATAATAATTATGTTGAAATGCTATATCAAAATTTAATATCAAACCCAGAAAATTTAAATACAGAAATTGCTGTATGGCTATCAAATAATAAAATAATGTCAAACTCTTTATAGAAAATGGGTTGCGGTCCGTCACGAAATAGTAATAAACATCCCGGACTAAAATTACCGAAAGATTGCTCTGGGTCAATCTGTGAATTGACAGTATCTGATGCAAGTGGAGAGTTATTAGA